GCAATCGTTATTACGTCTGCGTCAGCGTCATTTTTAATAGTAACGTCATTCGTGCTTCCTTGTCCTGTAAGAATTAATCCCTCTGCACTGGTATAACCCATAGCAGCATTGTCCCCTGCTGCGGTGTCCCCTGTTGCTTCTACGGTTGATCCTGTAATAACTCCACTCGCTGTAAAAGTTACTGCGGTTGTTGTTCCCGCTAATTCAAGATCGGTTAAAATGTCATAAACTACTGCACCTGAACCTCCTCCGTCTGTAGTAATTACTTTTACCGAGCCACTGGATATAGCTACATTGGCACCCGTACCTTGACTAATAGTAACTGTGTCCCCTGCTGCGTTATCAATTACCCAAGTTTTAGAAACTGTGTTTGGTGCTAAAGTTACTGTGCAAGCCTGTGATAAGCTCCCTGTTAGTTTTAAATATAAAGCTCTGGCTCCATCTGCTTGTCCATCTGCCATCGTAATCGTAGCAGTGGACGCATCAGAAAGGGCTTCAGTTCCATAACCAAAGGCTTCTCCAATTAATTCCAAATTGGTATTGGTTTTAGTACCCCAAGTGCCACTTTCATCACCCGTGGCAATTTCCATTAATCTTAAATCATTTACATACGTTGCCATTTTTTTTGTCTCCTAAAAAAATCTTATCATATTTTTATTATCATATAGCATTTAAGCCGCAATGTCTTTCCAGTCAGGCGATTGTGAATCACTTACGCCAGTCCAACTTGGGTCTTGTGAATCATCTATTTTACTCCATACCAACACTCCTGTTATTTCTCCGGTGCCATAAACTCCCGTTAAGGAAATATCTACCGCTATTGTAACGGTTAAAGAGCCAAGTTCGCCTGTGGTGCTTAATCCTGTAACCGAAATTATATTATTAGTTACTAGAGTTAAACTTCCTAGTGCTGATGTTCCTGCTAATCCCGTAGGATAAACATTTGCAGCACCGGTAACCGTTTCATCGCCTTGTGCTACTGTAGAAGCGGTTCCTGAAACTCCTGTAATAGCGGCTCCGTTAGCAACTACCGTACCTAGTGCTGAAGTTCCTGCCAGTCCCGTAAGAGAGACTGAAATAGAAATTCTTGCTGTTACACTGCCTAACGCGGAGGTTCCCGCTAGTCCCGTGAGGGAAATATTCGCTGCACCTGTTGCGGTTACAGAACCGAGTGCAGAGGTTCCTGCTAACCCTGTTACACTGACATTGGCAGCAGCCGTAATAGTAAGAGAACCTAGTGCAGAGGTACCTGCCAGCCCTGTTAATTCAACAGGTACAGGATTACCCCAAGTGCCTGAGCCCCACGTACTCCGACCCCAGCCAGTGATATTAGCCATGGGCTAAATCTACGCTATTCTGATAACAGCGTTGCTTGCATCAGCCGTCGGAAAAGAGATGGTAAAGCTACCAGCGGTAGAAGTTTTATCTCCACCAAAATCAAAGACTGCAACCGCAGGGTCACCTGAAGCCGTGTCGTTGAAAATCATACAGCCTCTCGCCGTAATCGTACAAGTACCAAAAGTTAAATCAGCAAAATCTGTGAACGCAGTCGTTCCAGATGTTGTAGGAGCCACTTTAGTTAAAGTTCCCCCTTTTGCTGTGTAATTGGTTCCTGTCGCTTCCTGACTGGTTGTATAAGCCGTTGTAGACGCACTCATAGTCGCTGAACTGGTATAAAGAGCCAGCTTAAAAGTATTTCCGTTAGTTGCAAAATTGTGCGTAGCCGTCATCAATTCACTCTTGAAAGACGTACACATTGCTTGTGTTATTGCCATTATAGTCTCCTAATAATATTAGCTAGGTCTTTTTGACCTTGTTTTTCCAATTTATTGCATATTGTACACATGTGGTTATTCACCGCTTCTTGCATATAATACACAATTATCTTGTAGCACGCATTTTTAAATGCGTGAGCTTGTGCCTTAATTGGCGCAGGGGCTGTATCACTAATAGAAACTATTTTATTAGTTGCCATTTTGGCAATTTCTTCTATTGTATGCCCTCTGTTATCCTTTGTAATAACCCCAAGATCACCAACTTCTGTCTCTGTTTTAAATGCAAACATTAGTATTCCTTTGGTTCTACAATTAACCCTTCTTCTACTGGTTCATTATGTCGTCCTACAAGACCTATAGGAATGGCTTGTTGTTGTTCTACTTCTGACCAATTACATACTTTTAGCTGGTCATCGTCTACGTAAGTAATAACTGGATCATCTAAACGGTGATAACCATATAATTTTTCTTTTATATGCACATCCGAATCCAACAACCCTGATGATAAAGCTACTTGTACAGTAATGCCGGCAGCCATACATTTAGCTAACCAAAATTCACAACAAGCACGTCCAGATTCGGCAAAATATAAATTTCCTTTGTATGTAAAATCAGCACCAAACATGTTTAACCCACTTACTTTGTTCCATAACCCAAAAGCAATCGCATAGGCAATAGTATTGTTAAAGTAACCACAATTCAGGTCTTTAACAATTGAATCGATAGGATATTCTTCAAGAGCAGGAACTCTTTTGTCCAATTCACAACTATAAATAGGTACTTCTATTGTAGGAAGCATATTTTTCATTAAAATAGTCATATTACCTGCATCATCACTATCAAAAAAACGACTGGCAGGGTCTAACATAAAAACTCTATCTATTCTTTTTAAAACCCCTATCATAGCGTTGATAGCCCATACTTCATCAAACTCATGACTGTGAGTAACCATTTTATGATAATCCAATTGACTGTTACCCATAGCTACAATAGCGATATTTTTACCCTCTAATGCTTTAATTGGTTTTTTTATCACGATGGCTGTGTCCTTACTCTGTCATATCTAGCTTCAGAACGAGGATTTTTGCCTTCTGCCCAGTTTTTGAGTCTCACCATTTCTCGATCGTAACGATCTTGATAAATAGAAAAATCTTCTGGACTTAGTTTCATAAATACAGCCGCTTCCAGTAATGATCCGTATAACAAAGCATCCGGAGCATAATTAGAAATATAAGTGGTGCCACTCTCAGCTCCCGAGGTCAATGATGTTGGTTGATACCAATAATGCAGTTCCATTGTTAAAGCTGCACTAGGAGTAGGAGCTACAATAAAAGAATCTGAACTAAATTGAGCATAATATTTAGGCGTCCCTGAAGTTGCAGCAGCAGGGGTGTATTCACGAATAAAGCTAACGTGTTTTAATAAAAGATAATTATAATTACTATCTGAATCAATGACAGCCAAACTAAACGAAGATAAATAATCAGATGGCATTGCTAAATAAGGATTACCACTCGCTAAAGTACCCGTTACATTTTTTCTAAATCCCAATAATTCTACTTCTTTTAATATGCGTTCTTCGGCGTTTTTAATAAAAGTATTTAAAGAACTGGTGAACGTAGTTTCGTCGTTCTCCATATATTCTTGTATGGCTGTTTTTAAACCACTATAAGTAAAAGCCATCAGTCTCCTCCCGCTAATACAGTACCAACTTCTCCCTCTGCTTCCAATCCATCAAAAGCATAACCTATCGGATCATCAGTAACACTATACATGGTATTAACAGCGTATGTTCTTACTACCCCTTTAGCAGATGGTTTATCCATAGAAGGACGAGGGTTAAATAAAGCTTGTGGATCATCTACATGAGGAAAAGGTCCAAGTTGAGGAGCTTTAGGTTCATAGCAAGTTGGGCAAACTTTAAACCCAGTCCATTCTTTTTTTAATTCGTGTAACTTATATGCCCAACCACAACGATCACATTCTCCTAAAGCAAATTTTCCTGAAGCATACGTCATAATGTATATGACCTTAGCGCAGGAGCTACTTTTAAACTAACACGATCTTCATCTGTATCTGCTGCTCGTCTGAATTCTTCTTCATAAATACCTTTTAGAATTTGAGTTCTGTCCGGTGCTTTTTTCATTGAAAGATAATAAGCTAATCCCGCTGCTAAACAAGGATAAAAACGAAACGGCATTTCTACTGTATTCACTAAATTATCTGCATCGTCCATACGCATTAAACAATTAACATGAATAGTATCTGTACTATTTTCTGGAGCCGGAAAAACCGTTATGGTAGGAGTTATTAATTTATTAATAAAATACTGAGAAGGACGAGCCTTGGTACTCTTATTGGGAATATTGGCATATTCACTCCTGCTTAGACGATCAATCGAATAATCTGTATCAACACTATTAACTGTACGTCTTAAAAACGCATCTAAAACATCAATAACAGCAGTTGGATCGGTCGAATCAAGGTTATAAGTCAAGGTTCCCTCTATCATAGAGATAGAGTTTTGCTGGATAGTCCATTGATTTAAACCCCGATTCGCCCAATCAGCTAGCAAAATGTTTAACGAACGACGAATGGTGCGAGCATCATAACTGGTACGCATCTCCAAACCACAGCGCTCATAAGCTTCCTCGATGTATTCTGCAACATCAAGCTCAAAGTTTTTTGAACCGGAAGTAGCCATTTACCCTCCGATTAACTGTGAAATACAGTTAAATAACTTATTGCTGTTACATCAACGTAAATGTTGGTACCAAAATAAATACCCTGATCTGGAACGTTAATATTGGATTCACTAGAAGCTTTTAAAGTCTGTGTCCAAAGTGTCGTACCGCCTGAACCGCCATCTTTAAAAACAATCGAAGGCGATCCAGTTGAAGTTAATACATATACTTGACGTAAACGCGCAGGATGATTAACAATGGTAGCATCACCCGTTGCTGTAGCTACTTTAACATCAGTTCCTGATATTTTAAGTGGCATTAGTTACCTCCTATTTTTAACTGTCAGCGAATGGAGTTACGACAGTACCTGAAGCTAGGACAAGCCCAGTTACATGATATTTGGCACTAGCCATTGCAGTTACTACTATTGTAGTACCTACTATTCCACCTTTTGTAGTGCCGTTTAATGTAATAACATCGTTAGACGCTCCAGACAAGAATGTTTTACCTGCTGCATCACTCTTACCAAAATAAAGACCACCAACAAACTTATCTGTACCATCCGTTAAAATGTCCATATCAGTCGCAACTGTTTCTACTACAAAAGTAAATTGTGCACCGATGTTATTGGTTTGTCCCGGATCAGTTGGATCGTTTGGCGTTGTTGCAACAATACTGGGTAAAGTAAATTTACCATCTGCATCATTAGTTAACAATAATCTGCCAGCATGAGTAGCCACAGTTAAAGTAGTATCTGCTGTTAAGCTAACAAAAGACTTGGAACCTGCATTAATAAAACCGCCCAGTGATCTGACCGGACCTGAAAAAGTTGATTTAGCCATTGTATTCTCCTAACTAAAACTGCTACATCATCTTGGAGTACGTCTGCCGAGTCAGTTGATGTAACAAATTATCTCGGTTAACAAATTTATCTATTCCTAGACAGAATTAGTATGCACTACCATTAAAATAGAAACAAGGATTATTTAAACGGAGGTCCAGTAAACCAAGCAACTAAAACATAGCGTTCTCCTTTAGTAATAGGATTTACTTTATGAGGTATGAATGAACTAAAAGCCACCGCGTTTCCTGTAGGGGGTTTAATTCCTTCTTCCTTATCCCCGCTTCTAAACATAATTTCACCACCTTTATAATCATCGTTCAATAAAATAGAAACTCCTATTTTTCTATTAAGCGCAATACCCTCTGCTCCTATATCTATATGCCAGTTATATCCCCCAGAAGGAGCGCTATATTTCATTATTTGAGCTTTTTCTATGCCATCTATGTCGTATCTAAAATAAAGATTAACCATGCTCGCTACAGTATTGAGAATTTGGTATAAATCTTCTTGATCTTCGTCAATGGAAAAAATTTCTACATCACGATATTCTTTATCTTTTACTTTTTTACCAGCTCGAAATACCTTACCAATTTCTGGTTTTTTATCCTTAATGAAGGTAAAGAACTTTTGTACTTGTTCTTCAGATAAAGAAACACCTCCTGTCACGCCATGTTTAGGAAGGACTGTGTTAGGCATATTAATTAGCTAACGGATTCTTATTTTCTTCTTCTAGCTTATCGACATCTTTTTCCAGTTCTTTAACTAAAATAGATAAACCAGATAGTTGTGCTTTTACTGAGTTGATGGATTCAGCATGAGTCTTTAAAGAAAGACTTATGCCATCATCAATAGATTTGTTGATATATTCAACTGAAGTTTCTATCGAGGCAAACCTTTCTTCTATGTCTTGTTGTGCATCTTCAGTTTCTCCAATACCGCCTACCTTTGCTTCCAGATTTTCAAGCCTGTTAACGTAAGTAGCGCCAGTGTAACCGAAGCCTGCAAGCGTTCCTATTATGGTAACTAAGGCTATTATCTGTGTTGTTTTTGATTGAAACCATTCCATTTTTTTCTCCTATAAATTAGGTTGTGAACTTATTAGGGTATTCATGGTAGTTAAACTGGTTCTTGCTAACCCATAAAACGCTGTTATATTATCTGAAATAAACGCATCTGCGTATATTTCTTTTGGTTCGTACCAAGTTGTTTGCGGTGGAATCTGTGCTTCTCGATAAGCATCAAACCCCGGAACGTAACCAAGATACGCTATGAGTGTGGACTCGTCCCCGTATTTTCCTGTTTCTTC